GTTGGAAAGACTACTATAGTCTTACCGTTTTGTCACTACGTTCATAGTATCACTTCGTAGGCTAACGCCAACAGTGATTACCTTTGCCTACCCAAGAGTCGGCAATAGGATTAAGGTGAAACATAGTTTCATCTTGAAGTTGAAGGTATCTTCTTTCAGAGAGACAAAGAGTTAAGTCGCCCGGGGGGCGAGGAATACTCATATAGAGTGGTATTGGGTGTGGCACCGGCGGTATGGGTGCTTGGCCTCGACCCGCTTCCGCTGCGCTCCTTTTCGCGGGTGCCCTCGGCACCGCACATAGTCATTTGGTTGGTTAGACAGAAACGCAGAGGTTTGATAGAGATTAGGTTGTTGATGAGAAGTAGATTCTGGGAAATARAYKWYWTTGAAGAAAAAANGATGATATTGAAGACCACTCTTAATAAAACAAGCAATGGTCAGAGCGGTAGCTGAACCAGCCGCGTCTCCCCGTCTGGAGGCCTACAAGGCCGCATCAAAGGCGAAGCCTAAATTACCCGGTACCAGTTACCGGGTTACTAAAAAGTCCAGCGACTCAAGCGAAAAGAAAACTCTTAGCCCTCGGCGTGTCCCAAGAACACTCTTACCCTCCCWGTCTAAAAGTCATACTATGATATTAACTGGCTCGGTAGGAACGCAAGACGCAAGGATGAGTACCTCATGCCAGGGCTAATATCACGTGGCCAACCAATTCCCCAACAATYAACAACAAAGAACACTCTTAGCCCTCGGCGTGTCCCAAGAACTCTCTGGAACAACAAAGAACCCGGGTTTCGGTAAAATCTTATGTAATTTCAACTTCAACATCCTTATGTAATTTGAACTTCAACATTACTGTCGATACGATATGTCGTATCGCGACCAAAGTARTGACATGGTCGTAGTGGCAGTCAGAACGTGAAACGTGGSKGAGCCAARTGGMGGAGCSARTTGTCTTCCTTAGATTCCTAGAAGACACAACTGCCGCACAGCCGTAGGTTTCTACGGCGTTCCAGTAGTGAGTGAAAATGAAATTTTACATCTCGCTCTCTCTTATTTCTTCTTTCTCCCATCTCACTCTCCTCTCCCAAACATCTCGCTCCTTCTTAACAACATGACCCGTCGGAACCGTCACGCAGTGAAAGCATGGTTCCTAACTATCAGTCAAGTAGCCGAAGGCGAAAACAATCAAAAGCTAAAAGCTCTGATCGAAGAGAAGGCTCTTTCTGTCCAGGACGAAGTCCTGGAATATGTATACTGCAATGAACTACATGCCGACAATGGTCGGCACGTTCATGCCTATGTGAAGTTACGCAAAGGCGTTACTCACGCTAATGCCCCTGGTTTTTTCCATGTCTTTCACAATACAGCTAATTGCGAGCCTGCTCGCTCAGCTCAAGCTGTCATTAAATATTGTACTAAAGAGGGTGATTACATCACCAACATTCCCCATAAAGTAACACGTAAGAAACGAACCAAGGTGAGTTACGATGTGGTACTCAATAAGACGACTGAGGAGGCGTTCTCCGAAGGCATAATCTCTTTTACGCAGGTTACTGCGTACCAGCGAGCCAGAAGGCTCGCAACTCTCTCTCAAACCTACAACCACGACGGAGTTCGTGGTCTGTGGTTCTATGGTCCGTCCGGGACTGGAAAGTCTCGGTCTGCTCGTCACTCTTCTCTCATCGAAGGAAAACGGTTTTTGAAACCTCAAAACAAATGGTGGGACGGCTATGCCGGAGAACCTATTGTCGTCCTCGACGATCTCGATACTGATGTCCTTGGGCATCATCTTAAAATCTGGTCCGATCGTTATGCCTGCACAGGCGAAACTAAAGGATCTACATGCAACTTGTTGCATAAACAATTTATTGTTACATCCAACTACTCKATYGAAGAACTGTTTCAAAAGTCAACAATGAACATTGAACCATTGAAGCGTCGCTTCARAGAAGTTTATTTCCCAGAATCTACTTCTMACCAACAACCYAATCTCTATCAAACSTCTGCGTTTCTGTCTAACCAACCAAATGACTAAGTGCTGTGCCGAGGGCACCCGCGAAAAGGAGCGYAGCGGAAGCGGGTCGAGGCCAAGCACCCATACCGCYGGTGCCACACCCAATACCACTCTATATGAGTATTCYTCGCCCCCNGGGCGACTTAACTCGTTTCTCTGAAAGAAGATACCTTCAACTTCAAGATGAAAGTATCTTTGACCTTAATCCTATTGCCGACTCTTGGGTAGGCAAATGTAATCACTGTTGGCGCTAGCCTACGAAGTGATACTATGAACGTAGTGACAAAACGGTAAGACTATAGTAGTCTTTCCAACTAATTAAGCGTAGAGCATCGAAWWAAGMKKAKAKYRWMGAAAAAAGATGATATTGAAGAAAAAAGATGATATTGAAGAAAAAAGATGATATTGAAGAYCACACTCAATAAAACAAGCAATGGTCAGAGCGATAGCTGAACCGGCCGCGTCTCCCCGTCTGGAGGCCTACAAGGCCGCATCAAAGGCGTAGCCTAAATTACTCGGTACCAGTTACCGGGTTACTAAAAAGTCCAGCGACTCTAGCGAAAAGAAAACTCTTAGCCCTCGGCGTGTCCCAAGAACACTCTTACTCTCTCAGTCTAAAAGTCATACTATGATATTAACTGGCTCGGTAGGAACGCAAGACGCAAGGATGAGTACCTCATGCCAGGGCTAATATCACGTGGCTAACCAATTCCCCAACAATTAACAACAAAGAACACTCTTAGCCCTCGGCGTGTCCCTAGAACTCTCTGGAACAACAAAGAACCCGGGTTTCGGTAAAATCTTATGTAATTTCAAMTATCCAASAACCTTATGTAATTTTGAATGTTAAAATTACTGTCGATATGATATGTCGTATCGCGACCAAAGTAGTGACATGGTCGTAGTGGCAGTCAGAACGTGAAACGTGGGTGAGCCAAGTGGTTGCGAATTGTCTTCCTTAGATTCCTAGAAGACACAACTGC